CTGTTATAATTTGAAACTTCCAGCCACGATCTTTACAGTATTCTTCCGCAGCTTTCCATTTCGATTGATTCTTGCCCCAAGTCATCACTTCGTTGATATAGCGTCTAGTTCTTCTCTGCTGTTTCTTAGGTTCGCGAGTCTGAGCCAATGGCTTAATCTCGACGAGGATACTTTCTATTTTACCATCTGGCGTTCTTTTCTTAAACCAGAAGTCTACAAAGTATCGATGCATCTTATTATCTGTAACACAGCGATATGGTACTACAACTTCTTCTGAGTTCCATTCAAGAACATCAGAATGTGTATCAAGAAAGTTCATAAACTTCAGTTCTAAACTTGACCTATAAATAACCTTGGTCGGGTCACCCTTATATTTAGCTGGGTTCTTGACCGCGTATCTTCCTTTCCATGCCATTTTGTCGCCTAAATAAAGAGTATAATCAACAAGGTATTTATATGTCTGCATCAAAAAATACTCCAGAACAAAGAATCAAACAAAAAAAGGAAAGCCTAAAAGCGTCCACTAAGTCGCCATTCATGTTTCCGCTGGACGTAACATCTTCTTTTATTTACATGCATATTGTTCCGCACAAGGTACAGGTCGGAGAATTGCTAAAGGATATATCATTAAAATATTCTGAGGAAGGAGGTGCTGCAAATAATACCAATGCAAATACCTTAATTTCTGCTTTGGGTGGTGGCGCTCGAGCTAGACCAGTTGCTCAAAATAAAAAGATAACAGAAAGATCTATTATTCTTCCTATTCCAGAAAAGTTGGCTGATAAGTTATCTGTATCATATAACGCGAGCCAACTTGGTGTTAGCGCAGCTATGTTTAGTGCTGGACAATCTCTTAATACTGCTGAAGGCACAGCAGCTCTTCGAAGCGCAGGCGGTTATGTTGGTCGACAGATGCTCCAAACCTTCAGCCAAGAGTTAGGCGATCTCTTTGCTCTTAGCTCTCAGAGCGTTCCCAACCCTTATTCAACTATCATGTTCAAAAATGTAGAGCAAAGAACTTTTGAATTTTCTTATACGTTTGCTCCAACTAGCCAAAAAGAAAGCGAAGCACTCAAGAAGATAATTAATGCTTTGCGATATTTATCTTTGCCAGGAGAAGATCTATACTTCTTAGATTTTCCATATGAATTTGAAATTTCATTTGTCGGTTCTGATTTCTTATATGCTTTTTCTAGGGGTTATATCTCAGATATTTCTGTTGATTTTGGCGGTGACGGTGGTGTATCATTTTTTGAAACAACATCTGGCGGAGCTGCTCCATCAATTGTAAAACTGGCTTTTAATTTTAGAGAAATCTATCCATTAAGTAGAAACTTAATCGATCAGGGCGGAGCGCAATCTATGAAAGTAGATAAAACTTTCTTTGGCGAAGAACAAGAAAGAATAAATTCACTTCCCCCTTTCAAGCAATCAACTCCAGAAGAACAAACAGAAAGACAAAAGCAGGGAACTGAACTAGCTAATAGAGAAAATGCTTCGAGGTATACTGGTCTAGGTTGCGTTTGTATAGATTCAATAGTATTTGATGGAAGAAAGGCTTCTGAAGTTGAAGTCGGTGATGAGCTAGACACAATAGATCCGATTACAAATCAATTCAAAAAACAGATTGTCACTAGATCTGAAACTAAGTTATCTGAGTGCGTCCGCATCACTACTGAATCTGGCATACAATTAGATTGTTCTATTTCTGCTCCTATTTCTGATGAGCATGGAAATCAAGTTCTTGCTCCGACCTTGTGCGGAGTTATGATTCCAGTAATAGACAACGAAGAACACAAATTAGAACGTGTTGTTTCAGTAGAAGAAATCGGCATGAAAAAAATCAGACATATTACGGTAAATGATAGTTTCTTTCCAGCTGGTAAAGAAGCAAATCGTTATATCTTACACCACAATAAACAATAAGGTCTAGTATGGCAAGCCAGTATTTCAAAAACTTTCCAATAGTTAATTATAATGGTATTTCTTTGAGAAACATCATGTTAAAGTCGACGTTTCTTTCTGAGTTGTTCTTGAGCGGGCAAGGATTCTATGAATATCTGTTAGAAGATGGCGATCGCCCGACTACTGTCGCATACAACTATTATGGTTCTATTGATTATGCTTGGTTGGTAATTCTAGCAAATCAAATAACTGATCCTTATTTCGAATGGCCACTCAGTACTCCAGAGTTTGATGATTATATCATCGCCAAATATGGTTCTATAGATGCAGCGCGTGGATATTTTGACGCTAATCTTTCTGGAACTATTTCTACTAGCAATACAACGGTGACTGGTTCTGGAACTTCATTCACAGAGAGATTCCGCGTTGGCGACTATCTGAAAGCCAATAGTCTCTATAGAAAAGTGACAGATATCGATAGTGATACTTCTATGACTATTGAAGCAAAGTTTCCTGTTAATCTAGTATCTAACACACATCAGACAACTTATGGTCTAAAAGAATACAGATACGGTGATGAGACGAGCGACATTGTAATTGATGTCGATACATTCATATACGCATACACAGCGACAGGTCAGGGGTTGTTTATTCCAATAAGCGATTATACAAAAGAATCTGAATTGAACGAAGAAAAAAGAGCAATAAAGTTAGTAGAAGCATCATATGCTCCACGTATTGCTATTGAATTGAATAAAAGCCTTCAAAAATAAAACATGATAATTAATAATAGAGACACAGCAAATCAGCATTATCTTGATATCACTATCAAGAGAAAGAATGCTGCGCCTGGAGAAGAAATGAAGTTCAGCTTATTGAGCTACATTACTTCTTTCAGTATCACGCAGGCTCTTTCTATGAAGAGTATGTTTCTGAAGGCGACGTATTCTGACGGTTCTGGTTTATTTGACAAGGGTTTCATTTCGGTTGGCGATGAAATTGAGATTACCCTATATGTGTCAGACGAAGACGAGTTCAAGCTAATCAAATCATTCTATATTTCTGAATTGAAGAATCTAGACCAATTAGAAAATACCAAACATAAGGTATTTGACATTCACGCTATCACTGCTCCTGCTTATGTCAGTTCTAATATCTTTTTGACCAAATCATACAAAGGTAAATGCTCTGATATAGTCAAAGATATTTACAAGACTTACTTGAAGTTGCCAGATTCAGAAATAGAGGTTGAAGAAACATCAGGTCAAATAGAAATGGTGTTTCCTAAAACTACACCAACCATGGCTCTACAAGAATTGACTAAACGAGCAATTTCTGCGAACTTAGCTTATCAAGATAATCTGTTTTTTGCTTATGAAACTTCTAAGGGTCATAAGTTCAAATGCACAAAAGCTATGATTTCGAATAGTACCATTCATACGTATTCTCAGTATCCAAATAAACGTCCAACAGAAAACTCTGATGACTATTTTAGAATTCTGCACTTTGAACAGAACGAAGCCGCAAGCAGAAAGAAATTAGTAGAATCTGGTGTTCTAAATAATGAGTTGGTGTCATTCAATTTTGTTGATAGAACCATCACCTCTACTGGATTTGATTACTCGCGAGATAAAGATAAAACAAATCTCTTGGGTATATTTGCTCCATTTGACTACGAGGGATTGAGTTTACAGCAACAAGAATATACAACGACTGCTTCTTCATTTGATAAAGTAGCTCATGTTAGCTATATCTGTGCAGAAGAATCGTACCAGAGATATGACGCTAGAATAAAAGAACCTACCGCAAAAGCACAACTAGAAATGCTTAGACAAAATACTATCACTTTGAAGGTTCACGGAAATCACCAAATCATTCCTGGCGACGTAATCCAACTAACAGTACCTGCCAAATATCTAACCTCAGACAATCAATTTGATACTAGATTAGATGGTAAATATCTTGTAGCTGGCGTTCGACACGATGTCGCGGTTGGTTCGTTATTTGATACTATCATAGATCTTTATAAAGATGCTAATGAAGTGGAGTCTGAAAATAGAACTTCTAATTCAGATAATCCGAAACCAGATTCAGCAGGAAAAGAATACAGATTTGAATTGACTCAGGGCAATGACGCTGGAGCTAAAGCATTTGATGAGTTTTTAGCAGCTAACAAAATAACTATCGCGAAAGGTGTGGGTGGATAAGTGAGAGACAATATTAAAAATATGCCATTCTCCAACTTTGTTTGGTTTATGGGTGTTGTTGAGGATATAGATGATCCTCTAAAGATTAATCGTCTTCGTGTACGATGCATCGGCTTTCACTCTGATAACAAGTCAGAAATAGCCACAGAAGATTTGCCATGGGCTCCAATGTTGAACTCATCGGCAAATATGTCTGCGCCGATGCTTAATCAAGGAGATTGGGTTGTGGGGTTCTTCATCGACGGAGCACTCGCACAACAACCAGTTGTTCTAGGATCTATCACTGGTATTCCCACAGAACCAGCAGACCCAAACAGAGGATTCAATGACCCAGATGGAGAATTTCCTAGAAACATTAATCTCGGAACCAACTCTCCTCTCGCGCGCGGAGAACTAGGTGTTCCAACTGGAGTTCCTGCTGCAATTGTTCCACCACCAGTAGAATCTCCTTCTACCACCACGCCAGAGCCACCACCAGAAGAACCACCACCCGCGACTGACCCTGCTGCTGGAACAAAGACATACACACCGACAAAAGGTGCAGTGGCGAATCTAATTGGTAAGAACGAAAGTAATAACGACTACACTGTCTATAATACTGGTACTAAAACCAAACCGATGAAAGTGTACCGTAGAGATTTTTCGAAGTATACGTCCAGATCGCGTTTTCGCTCTTGGTAGATTCCAAATCATTCCAAAGACTATGGAAGGTTCATACAAGAAAGCAGGACTTACTTTAGATTCTGTTCTTTCTCCGCAGAACCAAGATCTTCTATTCTATAAAGCACTTCTTCCATCTGCTGCTATTCGTTATATCAACAAACAGTCAGATGATATCGACGCAGCTGTTGTAGCTATCGCAAAAGTGTGGGCGTCGGTAGGTGTTCCTATGAGAATGAAGGGCGCACACCGTATGTTGAACAAAGATGAATCATACTACGCTGGTGACGGAACAAACAAAGCTCATACTACTTCTGCGCAAATGAAAGAAGCCCTACGTCAAGAACGTGGTGGCGAAATACAAATGCTAGATGCAGACTATACTGAAATTAAAACAGATGATTCTGGAAATGTAGTGGAAGTTTCTGCTCCATTCGCAGCCACACCAACAAGACAGAATAGTGAAGACGCAATTACTTACACGCGTCGAACAGCAATTGCTGATGTCAAGACTGCTTCTGGTTTGTCTTGGAATGAACCTGGATCTCAGTATGCTGCTCTGTATCCAAAGAATCATGTTATGGAAACAGCTGGCGGTCATGTGCTTGAATTTGATGACACAGATGGCGCAGAACGAGTTAATATCTTTGATAAAAATGGTT